CGATCTGATTCCATTTGATATTATCAGCAACTATGCAGCAATTGATACAGCAGTAACCTATGAGCTGTATGCAAAGTTCCAGCCAATCGTCACTAAGAACCCTAAACTGGACTGGCTGTATAAAAACCTGATGATGCCAGGTATCCTGTTCCTAATGGACATGGAAGAAGTAGGTATCCCAATGGATGTTAGTCGCTTAACAGCAGCTAACAACTACTTGGAGCAAGAGATTATTGCTGCACGCAAGGATATTTTTGAGTTCGAAGCAGTCAAAAACTATGAAGCAGATAGCAAGAGCGTGTTCAACCCAGGCTCGGTAATGCAACTGCGTAAGGTTCTTTTTGACTATGCGGGACTGTCGCCTACGGGCAAAATGACCAAAGCCGGAGCGATCTCTACAGATGCTGAAGTGCTAACTGAATTGGCTGACCAGCATCCGTTGCCTAAAGCTATTCTTAAAGTACGTCAGCTAACGAAGATCCATAGCTCATATATAGTTAAAATCCTTCCAGAGTTAGACCGTGACCAGCGTATCCGTACTAACTTTAACTTGACGTTTACGACTTCGGGGCGTTTAAGTTCTAGTGGTAAGTTTAACGCTCAGCAGATTCCACGTGATAACCCAATTATCAAGGCGTGCATTACTGCTCCAGCAGGTTACAAGATCGTATCTCAGGATTTGACCACAGCTGAGGTTTACTACGCAGCTGTACTGAGTGGAGATACTAACCTACAAAAAGTGTTCTCTAGTGGTGGGGACTTGCACTCAACTATTGCAAAGATGGTGTTTAACCTTCCTTGTGAAGTTGACCAAGTGAAAAAGATGTATGGTACTATGCGTCAAGCTGCTAAAGCTATTACGTTCGGTATTCTGTATGGCTCAGGCCCAGCTAAAGTTGCAGAGTCTGTTACCAAGGCTACGGGTGAGTATTACTCGCTAGAAGATGCTAAAGAGAACATCAAAGACTACTTTACCAAGTTTAATAAGCTGAAGAAGTGGCTTGATAGTCGTAAGGACTTTATTAGTGCCAATGGGTATACTTACAGCTTCTTTGGCCGTAAGCGTCGTTTGCCTAATGTGTTTTCTGCTGACAAAGGTATTGCTAGCCATGAAGTTCGAAGTGGTATTAACATGGAAGTTCAGGCCTTGGCTTCTGATATGAACCTGCTTGGCGCGATCGATACTGCCAATGAGTGTAAATCCTTGGGATTGGATGCTAAGATTTTCATGCTGGTGCATGACTCGATTGTTGCCCTAGTACGGGACGATCAAGTTGACCAGTATTGCCAAATCTTGAAGCGTAACACGCAGAAAGATCGTGGCTGCTCTATTCCGCTGTTCCCAGTCGGTGTAGATCAGGATATTGGGCAAGACTATAGCTTCGGAAAATTCGAGGAGTATTATGAATTTGACGGACATACACTTTCCCGTACACCGACTGCTTAATCACGCTCCAGAGTGGGAAAACGATCAGCTAGTATATAAGAATACTTATATGCACATTGATACTGCTAACGAGTACACTCATGTAAAGGTAGTAGACGCCAAAGTGCCGGGAGAAACCCTGGCACGGCGTAGATTACATTTAGAATCTACTGGTGTACTTTTATATCCACTAAAGAAAACTGCCTTCTTCTTACATGATTTTATCAAGTTAGCTGGAGGTGGTTATCACTTTATTGATAGCAGTGGTAAAGTATTTAAGTATAAAAAGCATCTAAAGTGTCGTCTAGTATTTAAACGTGTAACACGAGTAATATCTAGTGCATCTATGGGCAGTATTCTTGAAGTAGAAGGTATGCCTCAGCGATTTAAGACAATGCAGAGCTTTCAACATCACCACGGCTTGTGGGCCGGATTACTTAAGTATCAGGGTAGCTGGTTGTATTTTGGAGTATATAATCAACAGTATCGAGATACCTGGAGAATGATTTAAGTGGCAAAAGCAATAATTTCAAACAGAATATACATAGACGATTTAAGCGATTTACAGCTAAAGAACATTACTGACCTATTGACTTATAAGTTGGAATCTCGTGGATTTGAAAGGCAACGTAATGGAAAACTCAATCCAACCAAAAAGATTGAATATCTTAAAAACTACAAACTGCTCCCTCGCGGGATTATCTCTATCCCTTTTGGGCGTAGTGATCTTATCCCTGCAAGTCACACAGTTATTGATAAGCGGGTCACTGAAGATGTTCCCTTCCCAAATCCACGCTTCCCACTAAGGGATAGTCAGCAGGAAGTTTACGCATCTGTAAATGATACCTGCTTTATTAACGCTAAGGTTGGTTGGGGTAAGACCTTTACTGCGCTACATCTTGCTAGAAAACTAGGGCAACGTACGCTAGTTATATGTCATACAACAGCACTTCGCGATCAGTGGATTGAAGAAGCTGAAACACTATTTGACATGGAAATTGGCAAGATTGGCAGTGGCGTATTTGACATTGAAGATAAAGCCATTGTAGTGGCTAATATTCAATCGTTAGCCAAGTGCATACAGCAAGTTAATAAGCTGTTTGGCACAGTTATCCTAGACGAAGCACACCACGTACCTGCAACCACATTCACCGAGATTATTGATAGCTTCTACGCTAGATATAGAATTGGTCTTAGTGGTACTATGCAGCGTAAGGACGGTAAGCACGTTTTACTCACCGACTTCTTTAGTACAGAAGTCCATAAACCTGCGGTAGATAACACAGTAGAGCCAATAGTACGCATTCTAAAGCCTGGAGTGTTCCTTGACCCTAAACTGGCGTGGGCACAAAAGATTAACAAGTTACTCTATGACGAGGATTACCAACAGTTTATTGCCAAACTAGCAGCTAAAACAATGGATGAAGGGCATAGCGTCCTAATTATCGCAAGTCGTATTGAATTTCTACAAAAGGTCAAAGAATATGTCGGAGAAACGTGTTTGTTGGTTACTGGCGAAACAACCCTCGAAGATCGAAAGCGCGCCAGCGACGCCATTGATTCGGGTACTGCCCAGGCTATTTGTGGCTCCAGACAAATCTTCAGCGAAGGGATCTCCGTAAACCGGCTTAGTGCCGTTATATTGGCGGAGCCAATGGCGCACGATGGGTTGGTTGAGCAGATTGTGGGTAGGATTATGCGTAAGCATGAACTCAAGCCCGAAGACCCGCTAGTATATGACATAAACTTTAGCGACCAACCATCGCGCAAACAAAACGAGGCACGTATGGCTTTTTACATTGAAAAGGGCTGGCGTATCGAAAGGTACTAAAATTTAGACTTGCCATAGTGTGCCTTTTGTAGTATAATTGTTATTCATTTGGGGCACTATGACATTACTTTTTAACCAACAGTATTTGGAGGCTATATCTAACGGTACTTCTTCCTATATAGAAACGCTACGACATTATCATGCTCGTAGATACATCGCTCCACCACCTGGAGTTTCTGGTAAGTATGTTCGTACCCAAATGTACGGGCAAAGTTTTTTACTAAATCCTGACGATCTATTAACAGATCGACGAACTGACCCTAGCTATATCGTACAGTATATTAAGTTAGCCGCTAGACGTGATTACGCAATGTACAAATTATACAAGATCACATACCTAGACCTCTCTTACTATCCTGATATAGATAGATCAAAAATCTCCCACAACCCACTGCTGAGTATAGCAGGCGACAAATTATTTTTTAAATACGAGGAAATCTCAAATGGCAATCGCATTCAATAAAACCAAAGGCAAGGCACAATCTTCTAAAGTTGAGTCATACGAATACAAAGACGGCGACAATACAGTTCGTTTGTTTGGTGGTGTTCTGCCACGCTACGTTTACTGGCTGAAAGGCTCTAATAACAAAGACATTCCTGTGGAGTGCCTGGCCTTTAGTCGCGAAGAAGAACGCTTCAACAACGCTGAAACCGATCACGTTCAGCAGTTCTTCCCACAAGTTAAGTGCTCTTGGAGTTATACAGTTAACTGTATCGACCCACGAGACGGAAAAGCAAAAGTACTGAACCTGAAGAAGAAACTCTTTGAGCAGATTTTGACAGCAGCCGAATCACTTGGCGACCCCACCGACCCAGATACTGGATGGGATATTGTTTTCAAGCGTGTTAAGACCGGCCCGCTGCCGTTCAACGTTGAATATCAGCTTAAAGCTCTAGCTTGTAAAGTTCGTCCTTTATCAGATGCAGAACGCGAATTGCTTGCTAAAGAAAAGTCAATTGACGAAAAGTATCCTCGTCCGACTCCAGATGAAGTACTAAAAACTATGGAGCGTATTACAAAAGGCGGCGATGATACTGAAGACAGCGCTACTACAGACGGTGAAGCCGTTAACGAATTAGGTAGGTAATATACTATGACAGTTTGCATCTATATAATGTATTGGGATATAAATACACCGTATATAGGGCAAACTGTCTCTTATAAAAAACGTGTACAAGTACATACTAGAGAAATAAAAAACGGCACACACTGTAATTATAAAGTAATGGCTGGGTATCAAAAATATGGTTGC